GATGATAACAAGGATCGTGGTATTGAGTTCAAGTACTACAATGGTGGTCTAAAGACTGGTTTCTTTGGTTATGATGAGTCTGGTATTGCAGAAGATGTAACCAACTACTACTTCACATATATTCCAGATGCAACCAATACCTCACAGGTATTCACTGGAACTGTTGGTAGTGCATACTTCAACACAACCAAACTAGAGATTGGTATCAATAAAGGTGTTCCATTCTTTGATCAATACAAGAGACTAACAACAACTGCAGCTGCAGGAACTTCTGACGCTACTACTTCATACCAAATTTTAACTGTTGATGCGTCTGGTACTCCTGTTTGGACAACTACAATTGATGGTGGCACCTATTGATAAATAGTTAAAAACTGAGGTAATTATGAATCCTGATGAGGCGAATACACTCATGCAAGTCATGAGTAACAAGATTAATCAACTCACTCAACAAAATATAATGTTGGAATCTAAAGTAATGTATCTGAACTCTGTGGTTCAACAACTACAGAGTTCTGGTGAAAAAGTAAATGATGGCGGAACTTTTGATGAAACCCCACCAGTAAAGCAAAATAATGTCAAAACCAAGCAGCAGGGCGCAACTTAAAGAATACTGCCTACGCAGGTTAGGTAAGCCCGTAATTGAAGTAAACGTCGATGATGATCAAATAGAAGATCTGATTGATGATACCATTCAACTCTATAACGAGAGAGTTTATAATGGTGTTGAAAGAGTTATGTTGAAGTATAAGTTCACCGATGAAGATATTCAGAACGGTAGAAATAGAAACACTACAACATCATTAACAGATCAAAATACTTCTACTCCTCCAAGAACTCTAGAGTTTGAAGAGGGTAGGGGATATTTTACTTTGCCAGATCATATTATTGGTGTTGAAAATATCATGCCAATTGCTAACACATACGTTAATAGTATGTTTGGTTTTAGATATCAATTTTTCTTGAATGATTTTTATAATTTTTATGCATATGATGTTCTCAATCTTGAGATGACTATGCAATACTTAGAAACTTTAGAGTTTCTATTGGAAGGTAAGAAAGTAATCAGATATAACAAAGTACAGAATAGACTTTACGTTGACGTTGATTGGCAGAGAGTCGCAAAGGATGACTATCTAGTAATTGAATGTTACAGAGCTTTAGATCCAGTGACATGGCCAAAAATTTATAATGAAATTTTTGTGAAGGAATATCTTACTTCTCTTATCAAGAGACAGTGGGGACAGAACTTAATGAAATTCCAGGGAATCAAGATGCCTGGTGGAGTTGAGTTCAATGGAAGACAACTATATGATGATGCAGCCCAAGAACTTGATAAGTTGATTGAGAAGATGTCAACAACTTACGAATTACCTCCACTAGATTTTGTAGGTTGATATGGCTAAGAATGTCTATTTCTCAAACGGAACTTCCTCCGAACAAAGACTTTATGAAGATCTAATCATAGAGTCTTTGAAGATATATGGACATGACGTTTATTATCTTCCAAGAGAAATAGTAAAGGAAGATAAAATTTTCAACGAAGATATTTTATCTAAGTTTGATGAAAATTACATGATAGAAATGTATCTTTCTAACTTTGAAGGATTTGAGGGAGATGGTACACTTCTGTCCAAGTTTGGTGTAAGGATTTCTGATGAAGCAACCTTTATTATTTCCAAGAGAAGATGGGAAGATTTAATTTCTTCTTCAAATAATTTAGTATCATCCTATAGACCAAATGAAGGTGATGTAATTTATTTTCCATTAACCAAGCAGTTTTTCCAAATCAAGTTAGTAGAACACGAAAAACCATTTAGACAACTTGATGCCATCCAGACTTATCAATTAGTCGCAGAGACCATGGAGTTCTCTGATGAAAGATTTGAAACTGGAGTTCCAGAGATTGATAATATCACCAGAGATACTGGATACTCAATTGTATTTAAACTTATTGATGGTATTAAGTCTGTAATATTAACAAATCCTGGATCTGGATATGGTAGAAATACTACGGTTTCATTTGGAACTCCAGGTGGAGGAGCGACTGCGACAGTAAGTGTTAACACTAATGGTACTATAAGTTCTATTAACTTAACCGAACCAGGAGCTGGTTATATAAGTGTACCAAACGTTTCGATACTTGGTAGTGGCACTAACGCAGCAGCTATTGCAACTATTGCAAATAGACAATCATTTAAGACTGGAGAGATAGTATATGGATCTTCGAAGTCATCAACCGCAATTTCAAAAATAACCCTTGGTGCAGTCACATCTATTACTGTAGATAAGTTGGGTGAGGGATATACTACCGTACCGACAGTTACGATATCAGAACCCCCTTCAGGTGGTATACAAGCTACAGCAACAGCAGTACTAACTCAGGGGAGAGTAACTTCTATAAATATTACGAATCCAGGTTCTGGTTATACTACTGCGCCAACCATTACTCTCCAAAGATCTCCATCCGAACCAAAGGGTGAAGTAACTAGATATGATGGTACTAACAGAGAACTAGAACTAATTAATATTGTCGGCCAATTTGTAGATAATGACACATTGGTTGGCTCTGAAACTGGAGCTGAATGGACAGTCACCACATTCAGTTCCATTGAGAAGGAAAATGATCCTTCAGCTGAGAATGAATGGTTTGAAACAGAAGGTGACAGAATCATTGATTGGAATGAGACAAATCCATTCGGTGAATATGGAAATATGGGAGTATTCTGATGTTAGGAAAACATTTTTACCACGAAATTATTCGTAAAACTATTGTTGGATTTGGAACTCTTTTTAATAACATTGAGTTGAGAAGAGTTGATAATAATGGCAATATTGTTCAAACTATTAAAGTTCCTCTTGCATATGGGCCAAGAGAAAAGTTTCTTGCCAGAATTGAAGCAGAACCTCAACTTGATGGAAGATCTGAGGTTCAAATTCAACTTCCAAGGATTGCATTTGAGTTGAAGGGAATTAATTATGATCCAACAAGAAAACTTGCACCTGTTCAAATTTGTAAAACTCCACAAGACGGGGACACGAAGGCTGTATATACTCAGTATACACCAGTTCCATATAATTTAGATTTTGAGTTAAGTATTATTAGTAAAAATAATGATGACTCTGTTCAGATTTTAGAACAGATTCTTCCATATTTCCAACCAATGTTCAATATAACAATTAATCTTATTGAACAAACAAACGAAACTAAAGATATTCCTATTGTTCTACAAAATGTAGGTATTCAGGATGACTACGAAGGAGACTTCAGAAAGAGAAGATCACTTATCCATACTTTAAATTTTGTAGCGAAAACATATCTGTATGGCCCTGTTGCAACTCAAGAAGTTATCAAAACTGTCAACGTTGATATTGGTACTGCAATTAATACTGGTTCCAGATATGTAAGATATAGTGCTACACCACAAGCACTACAAGATTATACAAATGATGGAACAGATATTAACTTCAACAGTGTAAATATTAATAGTAATACAATTACTCTACCAAATCATGGATTTATTACAGAAGATTTTGTAACATATAGAGTTACTGTTACTGGGGGAGAACCAATTGGTGGTCTAGATGTAAACAGTGAATACTACATTGTAAAGATTGATAATGATAATTTCAGAGTTGCCACAACTAAGTATAATGCTCAGAGAGGAATATTTGTCAATCTAACATCTCAAGGAACAGGCCCACATAAGTTCTCAGTTATTAATACCATAGATGATCAATTTGTAGAACCAGATGACAACTTTGGATTCAATGAATCTTGGACTGAGTATTGATAATGACAGATCCATTTGAAAATTTAAACAAAGAATTTAATATTGAAGGTGAGATTATGAAGGCCGAAGAAACCGCAAAAGAAATCAGAGTTGCATCTTCTGATAATCAAGTTAGAGATGATCATGAGTATGCAAGAGGTAATCTCTACAATCTCATTGAAAAGGGTCAGGAAGCAATTAATGATATCCTAGATGTAGCTAAACAGACAAATCACCCAAGAGCATATGAAGTCGCAGGAAATTTGATTAAGAACGTTGCAGACATTACAGACAAACTACTTGAGTCTCAGAGAAAACTCAAAGAAATTAGTGAGGAAAAACCCAAGGGGCCTAATGTTGTCAATAATTCATTATTTGTAGGATCAACTTCAGAACTTCAAAAGATGCTTAAACAAATGAGTTCCGATAAATAGTAATACTTCAACTTCACTGAGATGAAAGAAGAGACAAAAGAAAAGAGATATTGCCCTCTCTGTAAAAAGGAAGAAACTAAGTCACAGTGTTCTTATGGCCCATCTGCATGGGAAATGGCATCCACTAAGATTAGTGTTGAAGAAGATCACAAAGAAATCGCCTCGGGTGAAAAGGGAGATGATGAAGGATA